CGAAACTTACTATCCTGAAACGGCCTCTCTATCGGTCGACGACATTTTGTCGTTCCGTCCGCGCGAGGGTCCAGGGTCGTTCGCCAAACATTCAGCGCTGACACCTACTCGGTATTACATCGAGAAAGGTCTAAACGAGAACAAGACAAGTACGCAATATAAAGCGTATTCAGGGTACTTTACGAGCTACCCTTCTCAAAACAAAATCAAACGTGACGTAGGGCCAGACGGTGTTAACCGCCAGGTCACGAAAACACGTATGACGTTTGTCAGAGACGAAGAAAGGACTTCGGAAGTCTTGTTTGTACCTAAGGATTCTAGAGGGCCGCGTGTAATAGCGCGGGAGCCTCAGTTCAACCTGAAGGCCCAAATGTCGTACTTTGATGCGGTGTCAAGCTCGTTAGAGCGTGATTCGCAAAATCGTATCAACTTCAAGGATCAAGGCGTGAACCAACGGCTGGTCGTCCAGTCGTCCGTCTCGATTTCGCAATACGCTACTCTCGATTTAAAGGAGGGGTCGGACCGCATATCGTACGAGCTTGTTAAAGAGCTTTTCCGGTACTGTCCTGGTCTGACGAAGACCATACTCCTTACAAGGTCCACACATTCTTTGCTACCTGATGGGCGAGTAATTCCGCTTAGAAAGTTAGCTGGTATGGGTTCGGGATTAACCTTCCCGACAATGGCCTTGATCATCCATCTTGCCGTAGCCACATACATACAACAGAAAACAGGATTGCCATACGAAACCGTAAGCAAAAGTGTCTATGTGTATGGGGACGATATTATCGTTCCGTCATGGTATTACGCTGAGGCGCAATGCGCTTTGGAACTGGTGGGTTTAAGTGTTAACAAGGAGAAATCCTTTAGGTTATCACACTTCCGTGAGTCCTGCGGCGTTGATTGCTTTAACGGCGTCAACGTGACACCTGTCCGTCTTAAACTCTCTAACGCGAGCCTTGGGAAACCAAGTATGTCGATTGAGCTTCAAGATGCTGGAATTCTCCAACTTGAAAGACATTGCCGCGAGCTTGTGAAAGCTGGCTTATGGCAACTGTCCAACTTCTATTATACACGCTTAGAAAGCGTGTTGGGCCCGCTTCCCAATATTACTGGCGAAAGCCATGTACTTGGTAGATGGGTCTTCAACCCCGAGATTGTTCTCGTGGAAGATAAAAGAAGAAAGTCCTGGGTGTCGAAGTCTATTACAG